CAATTTCTCTTCATCTCCGCCACAAACTCCTCAATCCATGCCCTTTGCTCCGGGTACTTTTGCCAGAACCACCGCTCCCGGTCTAATCTGTATTTTCGTAACCAATCAGGTTCTCGGTATGGTTTAGGTTTGGGCTTTGAGCGGATTTCAGGATTGTTGACCGCATCGCCTTGTCCGTTGGTTTTGATGCGTTTAAGTGTCATTACGAAAACAACAAAGTCTGATTCTTACCAATCTCTGCATTTTGACAATTACGGACTGCCAAATTAAAGTAAGATGTTTTCAACTCTCCGCCCTTAGCTTTTCGCCCCATTTTGATAGCCTGAAATAACTCCGAACCAATGCCAGCAAAAGGCGTGTAAATAGTATCACCTTTATTTGTCCATAAATGTAATGATCTTTCAATCGTATCAAGTTGTAAAGGGCAAATATGCTTTTCATCCTTTTCATCCCTTGCTCCTTTTAGATTTAAAGTATTGCCATAATCAATATCCATCCAAACTGGAGATGCTATTTTCTGCCACATATCAACAGGTAAATAACCAGGTTTTGCAGGGTCTGTATCTTGATGAATAACAGGATGCAAATGTTCCCCAGGCTTTCTAAATACCATTAAATAATCAGGTATTCCAACTCTTGACATTGAAGCATCTTTTTTAATTTGCTTATGAAGCAACCCTAATGCCTTAGTTCTTGTCATTTCAGTTACTGGATTTTTCCATAATGTAACCCGGCTATGATAAATAAACCCGGCATCTGTGAACGCTTTTAATATCATGCCTGAAAAGTCACGTAACCCGATATACCCCTCTTTGCCTTTTTGAATAGGTAAGTCCATGCAATGAACGGCAACATTCCTGCCAGACCATAAAATGCGAAATATGTCTTTTACCAAAAAGTTAAAAGCAAATAAGAACTCATTGTAATCTTTTGAATTACCCATATCTTCAAGTTCTGAGGAATAGGTATAAAGTTCTGCAAACGGAGGGGAAAATATCGAAAACCCAATACTTTCATCTGGAATGTTCTTAATTGTTTGAACGCTATCCCCTAAGAATAATTCAAAGTTATCTGATTTTTCAGTCTTAACTTCCCGGATAATTTCCGTTTTTGATTCTGATTTTATATTTTTCATTACTGCTTTACTCATTGATTCTTGCATGTGTTCAAATTGTTTTTGTTTGGATCTGATTGATTGAATTACATTTGTCATTGTATCGGTTGTAATCAGGTAGATATTTACCGGATGTTCCTGACCGAATCGGTATGAACGTCTTATGCCCTGATATAAGCCTTCAAATGAAAAGTCCAATGAAGCGAAAATCTGATTATGGCAGTTTTGGTAATTCATACCCATAGCCGCTATTTTGGTTTTAGTTATCAATACCCGAAAATCATTATTTGCAAATCCTAATAGTTTTGACTTTTTAAATTCGTTCGTATCAGATCCTTTAACCTCGATTGAATCAGGAATTAATTTCTTTAAATATTCTCCTTCCTCATTTTGCTTAATCCAAATGATAAAATTTTCAGTTGAATTATTGACAATATCGGCAGCCTGTGAAAGTCTTTCAATCTTTGTTAATCTTAATTCGGTATTAAAATTAGTTGCAGAAACGGCAACATCATTGAATAACTGACCATTATCCCGGTCATCTGTTTTTACTTTATGCTCAATTAGTTTTAATTCAGGCAAAGCATATCCGGGCATTTTAAAGCCTATATTATCCGGCTTTGATAACATGATAGCCCATTCAGAAACCCATTCATAAAATCGTTCTTTTGCGTGTCCTTTAAGCCTCCATTTTGCCGTATCTCCGCCATCATGAACAAAGTACATTGCAAGCATTTCATTATAAGACATAATATTTAGGAACTCTGAATGATTCCCTAATTCCATCGGGTCATTTGGTGATGGGGTTGCCGTACAAGCTAATTTATAAGATGTATTTGCAAACTGATCTATTATCAGCTTTCTGGTTGCTCCATCAAAATTTTTAATGATTGAGCTTTCATCAAGAACAATGCAATCAAATAATGAGCAATCAATATTGTTTAACTGTTCATAGTTTGCAATTTGCATAGGACTTTTAGAATCATATTCTACAAGTGAATATCCGAATCGTGATGCCTCTTTTATAGTCTGCCCTACAACTGCCAAAGGTGCTAATAATAACGCCTTACATCCAGTCTTTTTAGTTACCTGATAAGCAAACTCTAACTGCTGGAATGTCTTACCTAATCCGCAATCCTCAAAGAATGCAAATTTGCCTTTTCTTAAAGCAGTCTGTACACAAAACGCCTGAAAAGGGAATAGTTTTGAATTAAGTTCTGATATTTCAATATGAAAACCAGATTCATTAATGGTTCGTTTTTTTCGGGCAATAAACTCTTCGTATGTCATAAAATTAAAAAATCCATATCGGGTTCATGCCAGCCAGACAATCCCCCAAATATGGATGGTTTATGTTTCTTAATCCCGCTGGCTGGTCGGGTAAAACTAATCTAAGAATAATATTCCATAATCGCAACACAAACCTCACTTAAATCAAATCCTTTTAGGGACCTTCCTCTGATCTTATACATAATTATGGTTTGGTGTAAGTGGTTAAACATAGCTTTTACAATGTTTTAGATTCCGATATAGTATAGTAGGAAGAATACGAACCGTTATCAACCTTTTACGATTATGCTTAATCATTCGTATTGCAGTAGGCTGGAACGATCTAACCATTGCAGTTTCAATTTCCTTAGCGTTTATATCCTTCAACGTCCTTATCGCAATATCCCTGAGCGCATTACCTTCTGGCTTTGATTGGATGAAGTATATTAAGGCTGTCTGTACTTCGTGAGTGTTTTCCATTTAGTCAAGTTTTAACCCGGTAGTTAGCCGGGTGTTGGTGAATTAAAATGGCGGTTCAATTTCTGGGGCGCTTGCAGTCAATACCTCAAACTTCCAAATAGCCAGCGTATTAAATACCTGAACCTTTCCGGTCTTATCAGTCCATTCACGACCATTCAGATTGAACGATAAATTAATTTCATCACCAACCTTTAAAGAATCCAGCTTATCACATTTATCCTGAGATGCTTCAAACTTTAACGTTTGCGGATAAGTAGGATTTTCGGCATACTCAACGATTAATTCACGTTTCTTAAATTTGTCCGATACTACCTCGGTCTGTCCTACTCTTAGGACTTTGCATTTTAGTTCCATTGTTTATTTGATTTTAATTGTTTTACAAATTCATCACGGATAATAACCGCCTCATCAATCCTTCGCTTAATCAAGTCGATATAAGCCTCATCACGATTAATAATTATTTCATGCCAGATTGGTTTACCATTATAAATGGCATAGTTAAAGAAATGATTCCGCTTTCGGTTCGTTACGTACATTTCATGTTGCATCTGGTCGATGTAAATTTTATCAATTGCATCTATTCCGCATCTAACCAATTTTGCCAGCTTTAAAGGCTGAGGGCATTTAACCTGAACTAAAGCATCATCATCTACTAAACTATCCGGTGTGCCTCCTGTATTATCGCCTAATGCAAAGAACGAGCAAGGCTGAACAGTTTGGAAACGTAAAGCACATATTTCTGTAAATTTCTCTAAAGCATAAGGCTCTAAATCAATACCCCTCTGCATATCAAAAGAAACATAACCTTCATCTAAATCTCTGCCCTCTACAATCTCAAATGCTTTCTCATGAGCGTATGTTTCACCCGTTTGCCCTAATGCCTTAATACCCATCAATTCGGTAATACGTGAGGAAGTAAACCTTCCTACACGTTTTTCAAGCCAGCTATTTCGTTCCTGCTCCGACATATTCCAAATATTTAGCTTTTACTTCCTCTGTTAATTGGTAAACCTGCTCAATCTGCTCAACTGAAGCGTTTGCTCCTTTTGCCTTTTCAAAGTTTGCCTCAGCAAAGAACGGCTTCTCTTTTTTGGCACTCGGCTGAATTGGTTTAATCCGTACACCTGAAACAATATCAGATCCGAACTTTACATTGTGGTCAACATATAATTCAACCGGAATGTTTTTCCAAGTACTTACCGAATTTGTTGCATCTTTGCCAGCAAATGAGCGGACAATCTTTGCATTGCCTGAGTTAAGTACCCACGGCTTAATTGGTTCAACAAAATAAGCAATATTAAAGTCGCCTTTCTTCCCGGCAACCTTTGCACCTATCTCCTGTTTTACTTCTTTAATTGTGAAAATCAAAGGCTTACCAGCCTCTAAAAATTCCTCTAAATCAACCGCTCCTAAGTGGTCTGATTTGTACACGTTTCTGTAATTGTCGTTTGCCATTATGTTTAATAAAAAAACCTTTTGCCCTTTCATCCGGCGAGGGAATCAGAGCAAAAGGCTTGTTAAAGTTAATATATGTCACTCGCCTGACTTAACTTTTAAGATAATACAATATAGCTATTTAGCTAATAGTTTCCAAATAAAACCTGACAAATATCTCGCAAAGGAATACCGTAACAATAATAATGCAGGCAAGCATAATGAGCCAGAAAGTACGGTTAGATTCTGATTTTGGGTCTTCGTGAAAGTGCATCATGATACCAAATATTTAATCATCAATCCCATTACTATCAGAGTAACACCGAGTATTAAAAATCCTGTTAGCGGATTTGAAAAGTCTTTACGTTCTACGGAGTGCATCCATAAATTCGGCTTATTCATTGATATGGTCGGTTCTGGTTGTTTGAATCCGTTGGCCTGTACTAATTGCCCTTCCCGATTAATCGAATAGGCTTTGCGTGGTTGTGGTTTCATTTTATAAAGTTTTGGTACGTTTAAAAATAGTTGCTTGTGTGTTGGTTTGTAGGGTTAACGAGATAAAATTTCAGAACGAGTATATACACCATGATTCAATTTCTTCATTCTACCAATGTAGTTGAACGATTTCTCTGATTCAGGTATATGCTTTATCCGTTCTAAGGTTAATTGCCCATAGATTTTTTTAATAAACTTATGAGCTTGTGTAATGAACCCAAAACCTTTTCCATTATTTTTGTTATGATGCATTTTAGGAACAGATACCAAAACCTCTTTTATGGTTGGTATTACTATCATTTTCGACTTTCTTGTTTTTCTGTTAGCTTTCATTTTCTTAATTATTTATTATTTATTTTCCAAAGTTTTAATATACTCCTTAACCGCTTGTGTGAAGTCGGAGAAGGTGTCGAAGTTATCACGGTAAATATCAATTGTATTCTCTTGATTAAAATCATAAAAATTTATACCTCTTGCATTAAATGATAAAGTAAAAGTATTTCTATGCGATATTGTCCTCTCCCTCGCATCCATTACAATGTCTACGAGTGCGTGTAGTTCGGGGCGGGTCATGATTCCTTACTTTTTAATTCACGTTCTTTCCTTTTGTTAATACTATCTTGCAACCATTCTTCAAGCAATGATTCTTCAATACTCATTGAAAATGCGCTATGTTCAAATACTGCCCATTTGCCATAGTAGTAACTACTTTTTTGCATTATAAAATCAATATACCTTTCGTCATTGTTTCTATACTTGATATAACAAGCCCTTTCACTTTCATCTTCTTTCAAACATCCGTATGCAGTTATACAGAAGTCAATCATTTGTTTTGATAGTTTGCTCATCCTATTTACTATTTACGTTTAACAATTCATTAGCTTCAAACAAATCTAAAATGTTTGAAATATCAGCACTTTTTAGATTAAGATACATTTGCAGCGACATGGCTGTTCCGTAACGTAAATCCAAAACAGAATTTTCTTTCTTCAACTCAACAACGGTTGCACGGATTGCATTTGGATAATTGTCAAACTGATCATCCAATTTCGCCTTATGCTCAGGCTTTAATCTTTCGTATAGGGTTTTCATATTATATATTATCAAATGCGTGTGAATAATCACCTCCGAAGAACTCCTCAATATACTCTTTACCTGTTACGGCAACCTCAATTATATCCTCAGGGTTTCCGCTTGATGTGTAGCAGTCCATTTTTTCACCATCAAAAGCCTCCTCTATTAATTCCATTGCATCTTCGGCAACCATTTGAGGCTCCTCATTTACATCAATGCAGATCGTATCCATATCTTCATCATAGTAGCATGATGGATATTTGCGTTTGAGTTCGATTAGGTTCATGATATTAGTTTTCAAAAAGTGAATAGCCATTGTCCCAAGATGAATCAGTTCTAAAAGCAAAGAAAGTTTCAGGATAGCACTTTACTCCATCTTCAAATACAATTTTCTTGCTTCGAATAGTCATCCATTCATTAGATGAAAAATGCTCATGAGTAACCTTGTTACCTTTTTGCATTTCTTTGATTGCTTCATCTTTGCTCATATCATATTAATTAAAGCCTGATGAACTAATACGGCTCCGAATAGGACTATCAAAGTCCACTTAAGCCAGTCGATTTGTTGGAGGGTGTTAGATAAGTGTTTCATAATTTCTTTGTGTTTGTTACTGCCAAATCCCCATGCCTCGAAAAGCTATGGGGTGACAGATTCCTGACTTGCAGGAACAGGAATGTTATGCTTCGGGTATAAGTTCTATAACGTTAAACTCTAATTTTTGAAGCAATAAAAACTCATTAGCGAATAATCTATTTTTAAAGTTTAGTGATCGTCTTTCTGGAGCCCATTGTTTTGTGTAAACAATAGCAGAAAACCTGTAATCTTTTACATCTTCAATTCTTATTTGTGTTATGTCTGTGTCATTATCTGAATACTTTTCATTCTTCATTCTAAGTTTTAAAAATACCTTTCGTGTATTATCTGACATATCTTTTATACTTTTCATGTTTGCAAGTTTTCAGCAACCCTTTATTGAATTGCTGATACAAATATAAATATAATATCCATATAAAAAAATTTATTTTAAATTATTTTTATTTTATTTTGATTTCAATATAATTTTATATATTTGTCAAAACTAAATTAATAATTATGAGCGACAAACTAAAATCAATCCCGGTTTACCTACCAGATGAAAAGCGATCAGCTTTAAAAATAATCAGTAAAACCAAACGTTTGGCACAAACAAGACTAATTGAGCAAGAGCTCGATAAGTTATTTAAACGTGAAGGGTTTAATTTTAAATAACCACCCCCTCCAGCAATAGGGGATTAAAACAAAGGATATGAAAACCTACACCACAGCAGACATTATAAAATTATATCCAAAAGTTGAATTGATTCAACCTGTTCAAAAGTGGTTTAAGTCCTTACAGGTTGCTAAGGCTCAAATTGGCAGTAAGTCTGATAAGATTGAGATGACTATGAAGTACATCAAGTTTGAAAACGCTCAGGATTGGGATAGCTGTTTTGATTATTTAAATGAAAACCTGTAAAAAGCGATGGAATCATTTAATCCTAATCTATTATTAACCGAAGATGAAAAGACACTTATAGAAAACAAGAGTATTTATTCCTCTGATTTTGCCAAGGTTTTACACACCATTGAAACGAAATATAATTTAACCTGGAACATAAAAACCAAAGAATATGAACAACGCTAATTTAGAAATTGAACAAGAAGATTTAAAAGCGCTTTTCGCTCACACGAAACATGCCTACGGAAACCTATCATTTATCCAATGGTGCGATGAGGTAAAAAAGTCTTATATCTCTTTTATAAAAGGCAAAGAAAATCCGAAAACTTTCTCACAATGGGTAAACGGTCAAATCATAGCACTTACTTAAATAAACACTTATAAACTATAAATTATGATAATCACGAAAGAACAGCAAGAAGCATGGCTTAACGCTTACATGCAAGAAAATCATTCAACTGATGAATGTATTGGCTTCATTGATGGAATCAATACGACACTAAAATGTTTAGACAAAATTTTGAATGCTGAAAAATACCAAACAGAAATAAAAGCAGAAAACAAAAGCGAAAAAATTGATGAATTAATCCAGGGCATTCTCATTGTAAAACCTAATTTATCGAACATAGCTAAGACCCAATTTATTAGCGGAACTCTTTACACTGAAATAAAAAGGGTGATGCAGGAGTATTCTAAATTAACTCAAGTAGAAGATCGGCTCCACACCATCCAACAATAGGGGATTAAAACAAATGAAATGGAAAAGACAACCTACAAAAGACAACAAATAGCAGATACATTCCAAGCTATTATTGATCGTAGAACAGAAGGAACATTGACTAAAGTCAGGCTTTATCAGTGCATTGTATTTATTAAGCAGTTAAGATTGTCTTAATGAATGTAAAACGGGAAAGGTCAACGCTTATCGGGCTGAGTACCGTTTTATTAATCCCCCTAACCTAAATAGAAAGAAATGAAAACAGAACCGAACCACCCATCTACCCCAATAGCCAATATACATGGCTCTCCATCTTTGTTTAGTTATGTAACACAAAGCGAGGAAATGACAACCGGCTTAACCAAGCGTGAACACTTTGCAGGACTTGCTATGCAGGGGTTGTTGTCTAATGATAAAATGATAGATGCAGTTAATTGGGAATGGATAGCCAGTAACTCTGTTGCTCTTGCCGATGCCTTAATAGCAGAACTTAACCGTACACAAGACTAACCCTCCCTACTAATGGGATAAATGAAAGGATATGAAAAAAGTAACTTTTGAACTAACATGGAATGACATAAATACGGCTATTGCTAATTATGTCAAAGACAAAGCTGAATTGGTTTTGTATAAAGAAACCGATATTCCATTGCAAACATTTATTGCTTTTGGAGATAAAAAAGGAAATCAGGTTGGTGTTGAATCGGCATCCGTAACAATTAAAGCAGTATGAAAGAAATCCAAACAAACGGCATCACGATACTTCTTGTTGAAGCAACCGAAAACCAAATTAACGATATACTGGTTCATTCGCCGCTAATTGTAAAAGATGTATTGAGAATTGGAATGACAGGCATTAAACTCCCATCCGGTCAATACCAAATCCTCGGCAAGTCCACAGAATTGAGTGAGGAACAGATGAAGGAGATATGTGAACACTGCAAGATGGGATATTTGAATTATAAATACCCATTCAGTTCTAATCCATCAGAAGCATTTACGGATAATTTACAAGAATCCTACCTCTCCCTGCTTGAATCTAATGGGATAGTGGATAGGAATCCAATATCAGATGAACAAAAGAATGTCGATAGATTTTGGCAGGTTGAATGGCAAGAAGCCCAATCAAAAGTTAAACATTACTTAGTACTTAAAAGGATATGACAAAGGAAGAAATAGAACACGAAAAATTATGGACTGAAGGAATTGTTTCAGCCGTAATGCTTAGTTCAAAAGGAATCGTGAGTGACTTTATAAGCAATTTAGAAAAGGTCGGCTATAAAATAGTCAAGGCTGAATCCGAAAACGAAAGGCTAATCAAAGAAATTGAAGACAGAGTAGTTGAATGTATTCTGGATGATATAGATTTTGGATATGATTTAGCAACCATTAAGGGTAAAATCAAATCTGGAAGCTATGTAGGTAATTCGCCAGAAACATTTAAAGAAAACGAAAGGCTGAACCAAGAAAACAAAGAAATCATCCGAAAGCTAATAGCCGCTGAAACAAGAATCGTTCAGTTAAAAAAGGAAAACGAAAGGCTGAAAGCGGAGAGGTGGATACTATGCGCGAAACAGAATATACAAAAGAGGAGTTATTAACCAATGAGCATTGCTTTAAATGCGGATTTGAAATGAAAGGATTTTAACCAAAAAACAATAATTATGAAAGCGGACAAAGTAAGACAATTCATGCTAAAGAAATATCCGACAAATGAGTATTTCGATTGCCCTGTTCCTAAACATCATTGGGAAGTAATTCAAGAATATGCTGATAATTACGCCCGAATCCAGATTGAGAAGGATAGGGAGAGAATAAAAGCTAATATAAATTTCAACGATGATGGGATTAAACAAGCTATGGAAAAAGTAATCGACAACACCCCCATAAACTTAGATTAACATGAAAGCGGAAATAAAAGAAGAGGAATTGATGATTGGGAATAAACTCCAATACAGAGATGCTGAAAATAGTCGAATATTAACTGTCGCAACAACTGATTTAATACTGTTTGAAACAAATGAATATTATAAGTCGCTTCACTCTGGCATCCCCCTAACTCCTGAGATACTTGAGAAGTGTGGATTAGGATGGGAGCATCTTGGATATAGCGTAATTCAGTGCAAAATTGGCGAATTAAAGTTGCAATCTTTTTGTGGTTATGGTTGGGTACTTTCATGCAATGGGATAGAACTTCAAATGGTTAAATACCTCCACCAACTCCAAAACCTATACTTTGCATTAACCGGCACTCACTTAACCATTGAATTATGAAACCCCTAATCCTAATACTCCTACTGCCCTTATGCAGTTACGGACAAACCTATTAAACTATGAAAGCAAAAATAGACTACTCAAAAAGAAGAAACAGATACCTAAAGCCAAAACTTGAATGGCATATGTATGTAAAACGAATGTATCTTCAGGCGTTAATGCTTTTACTATCGGTATCGGCTTACTCCCAAACCCACACCTCCACCCTCACCGAAATAGGAACAACCGATTTTAAAAGTCAAAGCTATGCCGGGATGATAGGCTTTACCAACTTTCAGGAGGATTCATTTCATGCAGGACTTTTGTATAAGAACTATGGCTCAGCTAATCGGGCAGGCGTAAGAGTGAATGTGAACTTGAATCTGAACGACTTAATGTTTATATTCATTCAATCGGATATATTTGCTAATACTGGAAAGCAAGAAAATTCATCATTTTTAGAGAATAGTGCAGGATTAGGATTCAGGCTATTTAAAGGCCTGTCAGCGAGTTTAGGGTATCAGATGGAAGTGTATAACCCTGTGACTAAAGAACGCAGGGAGGATCAGCCGAATGTGAAAATATCGTGGAAATTTAAACCGTAGATATATGAACGAGAAAGAAAGAGAAAGACGTAAACTAAAACGTAAAATAAAACGAGCGTTTGAAAAACTTGAAGAATCAATTCAGAAAGCAAAGCCGAACATGGATAAGATTGAAGATGTCGATGAGTTCATGAAAGAAATAAGA